AAGTCGCAGTATTTCGAACTGCAGCAGGCGGCCTAAATGCGCGCGACGAAGACAATCGTCCTGCATCCGGACGACGACGGCGAGAGCCTCGCTGTCGTCGTGCGCGAGCTCACCGTCGCCGAGGTGCGCAATGCGCTGCTCACCGACGAGGCCGTCGGCGATCCGCTGCAGTCGCTGGTCTTCGACGGCTTCGGGCTCGGCGATCTGCTGCTGCAGTGCGACGCCTCGGCGGCCGACCTCGAGCGCTGCACGCCGGGCGAACTCGCCCCGCTGGTCACTGCGTGCCAGGAACTGAACCCGTTTTTTTTTCGGGTCCGCCAGGCCATTGCGAGGAGCGCAAAAGCGGTGCAGGCCGCCGTCGAGCAGACGCTCTTGACCGCTCCTGCTGCGTCCTGATCCAAGGCTACGGCCACACCAACCCCTGGGACTATCCCTATCGCACCTATGAGATAGCGGTGGCCCTGGCCAACGAGGAAAGCGGCAAAAAGTGACCACGAAGGTCGTCATCACCGGAGACTCCTCGAACGCCGTCAAGGCCGTCGATCGGCTGCGCAAAGAACTTGGCTCGCTCGACTCGATTGCCAAAGCCGCTTTCTCGCTGGGCGGGGTCATCTCCGCCGCCGGCCTGGTGGCCTATACCAAATCCATCATTGACGCGGCCGACGCGCTCGACCAGATGAGCGAGCGCACCGGCGTGTCGGTGGAAGACCTCGGGCGGCTGCAGTACGCGGCCAAGCTCTCCGGGGTCGAGTCCGAGCAGCTCGGCAAGTCGCTGCAGGCGCTCTCCGGCGAGATTGTCGCCGCGGCCGGCGGATCGGAATCCGCCATCGCGAAATTTAAGCGCCTGGGCGTCAGCGTGCAGGACACCACGACCAAGCAAATCCGCCCGGCAAATGAGGTGCTGCTCGACCTGGCGGACGCCTTTTCGAACTTGCCCGAAGGCGCCGAGCGCTCCGCCCGCGCGGCCGAGATTTTCGGGGCTAAGCTGGGCGGTGTCATGGTGCCGTTCCTGGCGCAAGGCCGCACCGGAATCCAAGCCCTTGGCGACGAGATCGAGCGCCTGGGTGGGCTGATGACCGCCGGGACCGCGAAGGCCGCCGCCGAATTCAATGACAACCTGGACAGGCTGAAAACGACGTCGTCCGCCGCCGGGATTGCGATTGCCAACGCCCTGCTGCCGACGCTCAACAAGCTGACGACCGAGTTCATCACGGCGCGCGGCGCCGGGTTCAGCTTCCTCGGCGCGCTCTCGCTCACCGGCACGATCGGCACTGTCGAGAAGCAAATCGAGCGCGTCACCGCGCGCCTCGCCGAACTCAACGCCGAAAAGGCTCGCGGCCAGGGCCGAGGCCTGGCCGGCGCGATTTCCGGCAAGAACGTTGCCGACGACATCGCCCAGCAGGAAAAGCTGCTGAAGTTTTACGAGGCCCTGCGCGACAAGGGCTTGCAGGACGAGGCCGCCAACGCCGCGAAGCGCCTGGCCCTCGGCGCTCAACTGCAGACCAAGCTTGGCGAGCTGGAAAAGCTCCGCTCCGTCGCCGCCGGCAAAGCCTCGGCCGACATCCTGCTCGAGGACGACAAGCGCACCGCCGCGCAGATCGCCAACGCCGAGAAACTGCGCGACGCGCTGCGCTCCGCCTGGCAGGAAAGCCTGGCCGCCAGCAAGTCAGCTACCGAGGAAGCCAAGAAGCTCATTGCCCTGGCGGCTACCACGCGCACCGCGGGCGCCGACAAGGCCGCCGAGATCCGGCGTAGCCAACTGCCGCAGGAAGACCAGGACAAGGCCAACCAACGGGATTTCATCAATCTCTCGGACACCGCCGCCGAGAATGCGCTGATGGCCAAGTTCGCCGCGCAACAGGGGCGCGTCGAGGCCGCTGCCAAGCTCGCCGAGAGCGCGCTGAAGGATGCCGAGCGCGCGCAGAAATTCGCCGACAAGCTCGCCGACCCCGAGCAGCAGGCGCGCGCCACCGAACGACTCGCCGACGCGCAAGCCACCGCGCAAGAGGCACAGGCCAAGATTCAGGAGAAGAAAGCCGCCGACGCCACCGACGTGGCCAAGCAACAGGCGGACCGCATCAAGACGCTCGACGCGGAGATTGCCGCCTTGCAGAAGAAAGCCGGCGAGATCAGCGTGCAGGTACGCGTCGACGAAGCGCTCGGCGCCATCGCCAATCTGAAGGCGCAGATCGCCGCGCTCGAAGACAAGACGGTGACCGTGACGGTCAATACCGTGCAGTCCGGCAACGCGGCCGGCGCCGAGGATTACGCGGCCTATGCTGCCGCCGCCGATTTTCGCAAGGAAGGATTCGCGCGCGGGGGCTACACCGGCCCGGGCGGCAAGTGGCAGCCGGCCGGCGTGGTGCACGCCGGCGAGTTCGTTCTCCGGCAGGAAGTGGTCCGCCAGCGCGGCATGCTCGCCTGGCTGCAGCGCCTCAACCGCGAGGGCCTCGGCGCGCTGCCAGGTTTCGCCAGTGGCGGACTCGTCAGCGGCCTGTCGATCGGCATGGCCCGGGCGCCGCAGGCCGCCGCCCAGCGCGCCGCCGCCGTGTTCAACTTTCCCGACCTGGGCAGCTACCGGGTGACCATGGACGCTGACCCCCTTCGCCAACTTGAGGGCGCTTTCGCCCGCCTGGCCCTGCAGAAAGGCGGCCCGAAATGACAACGGTTCTCAAAATCGGCGCGCTCGCCATTCCGAACCGCGCCGCGCTCGACATCGAGCAGACCTACGAGACGATCGGCGGAGAAACCCTGCTGCGCACCGTCTCCGGCGCCGCCATCAAGCAAGAGACCTGGCGCCGCCTGCGCACGACCATCAGCGGAGGCGGCTGGCTGCCGGCCGGCCTAGAATCGATCGACACGTCGACCACGCAGAGCGTCGCCTGCCTCGTCCCGCGCGCGCTGATCGCCGACGCCAGCCGGCAGGCCACGCTGCCCGTCGGCCGCCGTGCCGACGCCGGTCACCTGCCGTTCGCGCTCGCCCTGCTGCCCTTCGGCGATGCCGTGCCGACGCCGCTGTCGATCGTCGGCAACGTCGGCACCGCCACCGCCGTCGCCGACGCCATCGGCTATCAGATTCTGTACTTCCCGCTGCTCACCTGCTGGGTGCAGCGCCCCAGCGAATCCGGATCCCGAGGCGACGCCAGCTATCGCTGGGAACTCGTCGCCGAGGAGGTTTGACGTGCCAGAAACCTACGTCGGCACCAGCGGCGCCTCCGGATCTGCCGGCATCTGGACGACCATCGTCACGATTGCCGGCGTCGACGTCACCGCGCGCATCGTCGGCGACATCCGCATCGACGCCGAGGAAGACAGCGCGCGCGTGGCCGATCTGACGATCGCCCCGGCCTCGACCAGCTTCACCGTCGCCGCCTGGGTGGGCAAGCCGATCACCATCGACATCGCCGCCATGCACACCGGATCCCCGACCAGCGTCGAGCGCCTGTTCACCGGCATCATCGACACGCCCGTGCTCGACCTGGCCGGCCGCAGAATCGGCCTGCGCTGCACCGACGATCTGCAGGGCGTAGTCGAGGCGATGGACGCCGCCGCCATCGACGCCGCCATTCCTGACGGCTATTACTCGCCGGCCATCTTCGACCCCGCTGCGCGCGGCTGGTCGCGCGCGCAGGATCGGCTGTCCACGGTCCCCGCGTCGCTCGACTTGACGCCGGCCAGAGCGCTGCGCCTGACCGACTGGGAGGCCAAGACTCTTGCCGACCTGGCGTTCACCGACGCGCATCTGCTCGACGGCTCGCCGTCCGTCGCCATCGCCGGGGCGCACCAGCTCGTCAACGTCGTCGACGTCGATTTCGGATATCGCTTCCCGCGCGTCAAGGCGGAGTGCTTTTCCGTGGGCTATTCGTACGTCAACGAGACGAACATTGCCGATTTCGCCGCCGCGCTCAGCTGGTTTCTGCAGCGCTCCGCCGTCGTCTCCGCCATCGAGGGCGCCGGCGCGACGGTGGAATCCATCGCGTACACGCCGCTGCCGTCGTCCCCGATTGGCTCCTGGTATCCGAGCGTCTACGACGCCGAGCTGTGCATGGGATTCACGGCGACGTGCAGTTTTGACTACGGGCAAACCACCGAGGAGCGCCACGCTATCACGGTGTCGGCGCCCAATTCGGTAAGCGCCCTCGGAACGCGCCGCGACCGCCTTTCTGGCGCCCTCGAAGGGGTCTATCCGCCTGTCGTCGCCGCCGAGACCAGCGCGCTCCTCTGGAAAAACAAGGTCAGCGGCATCCCGCCGCAAGATCGCGCGCTGCCGATTGTCGGCCAGACGACGGCCGCCGACGTGACGCTTACCGCCGATAGCGACCGATCCGCCGCAGATGCCGCCATGGAAACGCTGATCGCCATCGCCAAGACGAAGATATGGGCCAGCCACCGGCACAACGCGGTGGCGGCTTCCGTGCCGCTCAACCCGGCCGTGGACGTCGACAAGACGATTTCCGTGTCGGTCCCCGGGCTGACCGCGAAGGGCAAGTGCAGGTCGGTATCGCATCGCCTGTCGCCGGACAGTGGCGAGGCCGTCAGCGAGTTCGAGCTTGCCATCTGCTCGATCGCGGGAACCGGCGTCACGCACCCGGAAACGCCGACCGCCGCGCCGGCGGGATCCACGCCGACGAGCAGCGCGCTGACCGATCCGGCTACCGTCGATTTCAACTATCTCGTCGACGAGGATCACATTATCACCGTGACGTTCCCCGGCGTGGATTCCGCCCAGCGCGACCTGGCCGTCGTGCCGATCG